CGAATCCCGCTACCCCGACGAAAAAATCAAGTCAAGAAAAATTGAATGGTGTTGAGCTGATACAGTTTGTATCGGCTTTTTTCGTTTGTGTAAAATAGGTGTAATTAGACCTCGTTTTGGGGCAAATAAAGAGGGTAATTCTTTGAAATATCTTTGAACTGTTTTTTAATTATATCTCTATTTTCATCCATTTAAGGGAAAATAAGACAATTTTCTATCAATTCAGACCGATTCAAGCTGTTTAATGCGATTTTAAACCTTTAAAAAACATTAAAACAGTATGGCAACATTTAAAGCAATTGTATTTAAGGGACATCTAAAACAAGATGGAACATCAAATATTAAAATTAGAATCTATCACAATAGAGAGTCACAGTATATAGCCACTTGTTATTTCATTCAACCTGAAGGAATGGATGGAGTCGGCCGGATCTTGCCTAATGTGGCAAATGGAGAAATGATAGAGTATGAGATCAATGCATATATCCAAAAGATCCGGAGAGAGTATTTAAAGCTAGGACAAGATAGAACACAATTTATGTCTTGCAAGGATCTAAAAGAACAAATAGAGAAATCTCTTGCTCCTGATGCCGAATTTATTGATTTTGTAGAGTTCGCTCAAAACATAGTAATTCAAACCAAAAAGAAGAAAACAGCCGAATGGTACAGTTCTTCTATTGCTACCCTATGCTGGTACACAAAAAGAAAAAAGATAGATATTAAACTCATCACCTCATTCTTGCTAAATAAGATGATTAAAGACCTATATCAATCAGGTCCAGCCGGTATTCCGCTAGAACCCGGTACGATAAACCATTACCTTAGGGGCTTGAGAGCACTATACAACAAAGCAAAACTCCTTTATAACAATGAAGACTTTGATATCATAAGAATCCCCGGTGATCCGTTTAAGAAGGTCGATATTCCAGAGTATCGAAGGAAAAGAAAGAATATAGATATCATTACCTTGCTAAAGATCAGGGATTTCCAATCTAATAAAAAACGCACTAATATGGCACGTGATGTCTTTATGATGATGTTCTACATGATGGGAGTCAACATCAATGACCTATATAGCATTTCGTGTGAACGCCGCGGAAGACTGGAATATACGCGTTCTAAAACGAATACAGAGAAGAATCACGAACAGGTGCCGCTTTCCGTCAAGATTGAGCCAGAGCTTCGCGTCCTGCTCAATAAATACACAGAGGGGTATTTCCTCTCCTACTTTCATACTAATTATTGTAGCCTGAATAATTTCATGCGAGCAATCAATAATGGGCTGAAAGATATTTGTCTGAATCTAGAACTCGACTTCAAAATCACCACGAACTGGGCCCGCCACAGCTGGGCCAGCTTGGCAAGAAATAAGGCCGGAGTACCGAAGGCAGACATTGACTTCTGTCTCGGTCATGTGAATAATGATTATAAGATGGCTGACATCTACATTGATATAGATTATAGCATTTGTGATAAAGCAAATCGCACTGTATTGGATTTATTACAGAAAAAAGAAGAAAAAAAAGACTGAAACGTTTGCAAATACAAAAACTCTATATATATTTGCAAACAGAATGGTGTTGAGCTGGATGAAACAATAGTTTTATCCGGCTTTTATTGCATATACATGCTTCAATAGCTCTTATTACTGAAACTCATCTCTTCTTTACGCTATGCGCCGCAAAACAATGACGCATGGAAATTACAGTTTCAAAAACAGCTTTATTAGATAAGCTGAAATCAATCGGGCGAATTATACAGCCTAAAAACACAATACCAGCTTATGACAACTTTTTGTTTGTCGTTGATGAAGATGGTCTTATTCTAGTAACAGCAGGAGAAGAAGGCGGACGCATCTCTACAAACGTAGATGGTAATGCAGACTTCATCAATTATTCTTTCATGGCTAATGCCAAGACATTACTCGACGGATTAAAAGAGATCCCCGAACAGCCATTGACCATATCCATCCTTGAAAAGGAATTGATTGTCAAGTACGCTAATGGCAGGTTTTCAATACCACTTGAAAAAGGCGATCAATACCCATCCATGAACACAGATGATACTGCCAGCCCATTTCTTGTTTCTGGTAATGACTTATTATACGGAATAAGACAAGTCTTGATCTGTAGTGCCAATGATGAACTCCGTCCGGTACTGAATGGTGTCTATTTTGATATCGGTTTAGATTCAATGTCATTTGTCGCAACAGATGGTACCCGTCTAGCAATGATTGAGAATCCATCCGCTTATACGCGCAAGGAACGGGCAGCCTTTATCCTGCCGAGCAAGTTTGCTAAAATCCTTTCTAATATTGTTCCGGAGGATTGCATGGAAGTAGAGATATCAGTAAATCAGACTAATATTTTATTTGAGTTTGATTCATACCGGTTAATCTGCCGTATGATCGAAGGCCGGTACCCTAACTATCGTGTCGTTATCCCTCAAAAACAGCCCAATCGTGCAGTATTAAAGAAAGCCGATATAGTCTCAGCTCTAAAACGTGTATCTGTCTTCTGTGATGAAAGTTCGTCTTTAGTAGTACTCAAGTTCGATTCCGACTCTCTTAAAATAGCAGCTCATGATTTAGATTTTTCCAAGTCTGCAGAAGAAACGATTCCCCTGCAGTCAGGCTGTAATATTGAAATCGGCTTTAGAAGCAGTTTCATAATTGAAATGGTAAATAATATTCCTTCAGAAGATATTGCCATCACCATGAGCGATCCATCGAAAGCCTCAATCTTTACCCGCTGCGATGAAGAAGTTCGTAGCCTTACTTATCTATTAATGCCTTTATCAATTAATTATTAATGCTATGGGAAAAGAGAATCAATCATTTAAACAGGTTATTCAATCATACCTAGAAGAACGAGCAAAGAAAGACTCTCTCTTTGTTGCCTCTTTTGCGAAGCCAAACAAGAATATAGATGAATGTTGTAATTACATTATAGGCGAAGCAAGAAAACGCGGTGGTAATGCTGTATGTATGTCTGATGATGAGGTATTCGGGTTAGCAGTCCATTACTACGATGAAGACAATATCAAGGTAAATAAACAATCAAAATCGAAAGTGGTAGTTCCTAAGCAACCTGAAAAGCAAAAGGAACTAACGTTAACAGTTGAGAAGCCTAAACCGGAACAGGTTGCTCCTAACAAACGTAAAGGGAAGAAAAAAGAAATAACATCAGGACAATTTTTATTATTTGAGGACCTATGAAACCAAAAACAGCATTACAGAGACAGGTTGTAAAGCTGAGTGCTAAGCTTCCTGCTATTACTAAAAATCAGACCGCCTGGGCAATTAAAAAATGCTTTGAGGTGGAAGGGTTCCATAGGGCTAAAAAGATTTGGTGTACTGAGTGCGGAGAAGTCTTTGAGGCTAAAGAATCTTATTTGTCATACTCTTTATTGGGTGCGAATTGTCCTTGTTGTGGAAAGCACCTTAAAGTACAAAGAAGTCGTAAAAGGGTATATTCACCTCAAGCAATGTACTTCACGCTTATAACCACGATCGGAGGATTCCAAGTTTTAAGGCATTTTGTTATTTCCAAGTCCTGCCGCGTAGGCCAACCTGCCGACATGAAGATCCACGAAGCTGTTCAGAATTGGATATCACCCAAAGGTATTGAGGTAATAATGTCCAAATCATCCAGCTATTGCTATGGAGCTTATGATCATTGGTGTTGGAGTTCAGACATGGAAATACGTTCTGATTATGGTATAAAAGACAAATACCACATTTGGGCAAGTCATATCAAAACCATAAGACTACTCCCAAAACTGAAGTATGCTGGAATCGATGAGAATTTTAATGGTATCACTCCCGATATCCTATTCAGGATGTTATTGCGTTATCCGTTTGTTGAGACATTGATAAAGCAAGGCGATAAAGAACTATTGGAATATATGGAAGATAATATAACCCAAGTTGGAAAGTTCTGGCCAGCAATAAAAATAGCCAGACGTCACGGCTTTAAAATTACGAAACGTACCGATCTGAGAATGTATTTTGATTACTTGGAAATGTCCAATACCATCGGAAGAGATATTCGTTCTCCTAAATACGTCTGTCCAAAGAATCTAAAGCAAGCTCACGATGAAGTGATGAAAATAAAACAGAAAATAGATGCTAAGATTGACTTTGAGAAAAAGAGGAAACAAGCAATAAAAGATGAGAAAGAATATCTAAAACAGAAAGGTCGTTTCTTCGGTATAGAATTCGGTGACAATCTTATCCAGATTGGCGTTCTACAAAGCGTTATGGACTTCTTAGAAGAAGGTAAAGAAATGCACCATTGTGTGTTTACCAATAAATACTACAGTAAATCAGAGTCTTTGATTCTAACAGCTCGTATTGGTAATAAGCGCATCGAAACGGTTGAAGTAAATCTGAAAACTTTGAGTGTTGTCCAGTCACGGGGTGTTTGCAATAATAATACTGAGTACCATGAACGCATTATTGGACTCGTAAAAAAGAATATGAACTTAATACGTCAGAAACTGACGGCATAGCATACAATGACCTATATAGATTATATAAACCAATTTTGGAAGATGAATCGAAGTGTAGAATTCAGCCCGAACGAAGTCTTTTTGTACTTCTATCTCTTGAATGAGTGCAATATTCGGGGTTGGCAGAATCCGTTCGAACATCCCAACAAGACTATCGTCCTCGCAACCGGTATATCAGAGAAGACCGTCATTGAAGTTAGGAACAGATTGCAGCAAAAAGGTTTAATAACTTTCGAATCGGGTAAAAAGAATGCAAAATCGCCAGTTTATTACTTACTTGACGAAAGTAAAACGGTAAGTAAAGAGGTAAGTAAAACGGTAAGTAAAAGGGTAAGTAAAACGGTTAACATTAAAGATAAGACTAAAGACAATAAGACAATATCTCCCTTACGCGTGGGAGAGCTGTTTCCGACTGATAGTTTTTTCGACAAGTCTTTGGACGACTGTTATACTGAACTTAAATCGAATCGATCATGGGCGGAAACAGTAACGATGAATACTCGTTCTTCCGGAAACCCTGATTTCACGCTAGAAGCCTTTTACGGGTTTCTGGAGAAGTTCTTTATGAAATTGCAGAATGAAGGAGAAACGGCGAAGTCGCCTAAGGATGCGATGTCTCACTTTGCCCGATGGTTGACATTTGAACTTAAAAACAAGAAAGATGAACGGAGAATTAATAAAAACAGGGATGCAGACAGTACTAAGCCCGTCGCAGATAGTCCAGGTGACAGCAGTAATCCGAAAGGAGTTAACTCCGATACAGAAGGCCTTACAGGCTGGATTGACAGCCTCTCAATTGGTCGCTGAATGGAGTGGAACAATCGCACAATTGAACTGTAATGTCTCATTGTTTGATGTGGCTAATGCAGAGAATATTCCTACTCTAGCTGACGTAAACAGAAGCTTTAGCAATTCGACATCAGTAGAGATTATTACTGAACATTTGAAGTCAGTATTAAGATATGCCGGTGTTGAACTAACCGATGCTCAACTGGCGGAAACAGCCTTATCAATTTTATCTAGTTACTGGTACCTGAACTTAGCCGAGTTATGCATTTTTTTCTCCCAGCTAAAGAATGGCAGCCGAGGACAATTTGTATGGGGGACGAAAATCAACAATCAAGCTATCATGGTGGCACTTGCCGATTTTTGCAAAGACAGACGTAGAGAGATTGAGCATAAGGAAAACATAAGGATACGTCAAGACACGGAAAACGGATATTCCCGATCAGAGACATTGTCTAAAGACATCGTTCTAGGTACAAAAGGTATTAAAAACGCTCGAGAAGAAGCAATGCAAAGTTTTGAGGCCTTTCTAAAGTTCTTCCCACATCTACCGAAGAAGTACGATGCTAAAGTTCTATGGAGAGCATGGGGAGGCGACAATGAAGCTCTGCATAAAATCTACGGCGAGAAGATTCCTGCTAAAGATGTGGCCGAAATGGATATAGGAATGTATTTGTGTAATTACAACATTGCCAAGGGTAAAGAGTTGGAAAAATAAATGCGGCCGGCGTACCACCACCGACCGCTTTCATAAGCATAAAGCTTTGTATTGCTATTAGGAACAGCAAATATATAAAATCTTTATGCATATGGCAAGTGAAGCAGTAAATAATTACATAACTAAGCGCTACGAGCGATGGCTTGATTACTCTTTGTATCATTGTGGGCTTGCTGGTATTTCAGACGAAGCAACAGATGTCCTAAATGAGGTCATATGTTCGCTCCTTCAGAAGCGAAGCAAGCTACTTGATAAATTACTCGACACAAAGAAAAATGGCTATACAGAGCTTGATTTCTTTGTTTTGAAGATGATAAAGTTGAACGCATCCTCTCCTACTTCACAGTACCGGAGTAGATACAAACCTTTACCAGTGGATGATAATGTAGATTATTCCAGGCTGGACATCGAGGATATTTCAGATGATTCAGAAGATCGGAATGCTGAAATATTAGAGAAGCTGCATTTAGTAAGAGAAATTTATGAAAATCTGGACCTCGGAGATTTGGCAGCCCGTGTCTTTGAGTTCCATTTCTTTCAAGACGGAAACTTCTCGGAATGGAAAGGCCCGGAGACATTGAAACAGCTATATGAGATATATAACGGAGTACAAGAATTGATTAAAAAAAGACTTAAAGGAGAGAGTTTG